CCTGGGCGGCTCGGAGCAGCTCGTCGTTTCGACCACGGTCAAATGCTCGTTCACGGTCGAACTGGCCGGCCTGGGCACCGCGGGCGGCTCGCCCAAGTGGTTCGAGGCGTTGCTCGGCTGCGCGATGGCGAACGCCTCGCTCACGGCCCCGACGCGCGTCGAGTCCACGCCGATCACAAACAGCCAGAAGGCCGTCACGATCTATTACCACGACAGCGGCGTGCTGCACAAGCTGCTGGGCGCGCTTGGCAACGTGAAGCTGTCGGCAAAATCCGGCGAAGCGCCCAAGCTCTCGTTTGACTTTGTGGGGCTGGACGGCGGCGTAACCGCTGTGGCCAACGCCACCGCTGTGCTGACCGCCTGGAAGACCCCCGTAGCCATTACCAAGGCCAACGTGGTGGACGTGACCATAGGCTGCACCTACGCCGCTGGCGCGCTGGTGGGCGGCACCGTGTACAACAGCACCGGCATTAGCCTGGACTGGGGCAACAAGGTGGACTTTGTGCCCATGCTGACCAATGAGCAGGTAATCCTGTCCGACCGCAGCATTACCGGCAGCCTGGAGCTTGACCTTACCGCTGCGGCCGAGGTCACGCAAATGGCCGCCGTCAAGGCCAACACGCTGCAGGGCGTGGGCTTCACCATAGGCACGGCCACCGGCAACAAGATTTTGCTGCACATGCCCAACGTGCAGCTCATCAACCCCAAGAAGGCCGAGAACACCGGCATGCGCCTGATCGGCTTTGACCTGCGCGCGCTGCCCGCCGCGGGTAACGACGAACTGCGCATCGTCAGCCTGTAAGCCACGACACCAACCCCATAACCCGCAGAAAGTACGCATCATGGCATTTACCGTAGTCGTTGACAACGTGGTCGAGTTCCCGGTCAAGTTCACGCTCAAAAGCGGCAAGGTGGTGAAACCGTTTTCGGTGACGATTACGGCCAAGCGCCTGGCGCAGAGCGAGATCAAGGCCGAGGTGCAAGACAGCGAGCGCGACATTGCCGACTTTTTGCGCGACGTGGTGACCGACTGGGCCGACCAGCGCCTGGTGCTGGACGATGCGGGGCAACCCGCCGCCTTCAGCCCCGAGGCGCTGGACGCCATGCTGAATGTGGCGGGGGTTGCCTCGGTCATGTTCAAGGCGTACTTCAAGGAGTGCGGCGCGAAGGAAAAAAACTAGCGCGCGCAGCCGCCCTGCACGCGAGCGGCCAGCTGCGCTTTAACCACCCGGGCTCTGGCCATGACCCCAACCGCGACGATGATGCAGACTACCGCGCGACGCTTGCCGCGCTGGGGCTGCAACCCGACGACGACGACGCAGCGGCCGACGATGCCGCAGGCGACGGCGCGTTTTACCTCTGGCCCGAGTGCCTGGACACCTTTGAGCACTGGCGCCAGCTGCAAACGCAGTGGCGCGTGGGTGGCATGGGCGGCGTCACTGGCCTGGACTACGCGGGCGTGTCAGCCTACCTGGCCTTGTGCGGGCCGCGCAGCGCCAAGGAGCGCAAAGCGCTGTTTATGGAGCTGCGCGTCATGGAAGCGTCCGCGCTGGACGCGATGGCGAGGGAACGTGAGCGTGGGGGGTAGCGGGCGGTTACTGGCGCCGTGGTCGACGGCCGTAGCGCGCCCAGGCGAGGGCGATCAAAAACCCCCAGCCGCTCAAGCCGCCAATGATGGCAAAGAGCATCAACAGCCCCAGCGCTGGGTGCCCGCCTTCGCGGGTAGCCACCCAGTACACCGCGCCAACACAGGCCACGTACAGCAGCACCAGCATCATGCCAAGGTCGTGCACCGGGCCGCTGGTAAAGGGCAGCGTGAACAAAAAATCAATCACGCGGCTATCGTAGCACCGAGGTCGATTCATGGGGGAGCGCCATGAGCGCCGACAACACAGTTTCATTGCGCCTTGCGCTTGAGGGCGGCGACGTGGTGAGCGCCACCATTGGCGGCGTCACCGAAAAGGTTTCCGGCCTTGGGCAGCAGGCCACCACCACGGGGCAGGCGTTGCAGGGCATGAAGTCCGGAGTTGATAGCGCCAAAGGTAGCGTCTCTGGCATGGCCGGCGCCTTTGCCCTTGGCACACTGGCCAGCCAGGCGCTGGAGTTTGGTCTGTCCAAGGTCGGCATGGTGTTGGACAAGATTGTCGAGTCTGCCAAGAATGCCGCCCGGTTCGAGACTTTGGGCGTGGCCATGACGGTGGTTGGCAAAAACGCCGGCTACACCGCTGACCAGATGGAAGCCGCCGCCAAGGGCATGCAGGCCATGGGAATCAGCATGCTGGAGTCTCGCCAGCAGGCCATGCGGCTGGTGCAGGCGCATATCGATCTGGCCGATTCGCAAAAGCTGGCTCGCATTGCGCAGGACGCGGCCGTCATCGGCAACATGAACAGCAGCGAAGCCTTCGCGCACATGATCCACGGCATCCAGACAGGGCAGACCGAGGTGCTGCGCACCATAGGCCTGAACGTGAGCATGGAGCAGTCGTACAAGACCATGGCGGCAACGCTGGGCAAGCACGCTGACGAGCTTACGCAGAACGAAAAAACGCAGGCCATATTGAACGCCGTCATGCGCGCTGGCGCCGACATTGCTGGCACCTACACCGCCGCTATGGATACGGCGGGCAAGCAGATCAACTCGATGAAGCGCTACACCGAAGACCTGAGCACCGTGCAGGGCGAGGTGTTCAATGAGTCGCTCACGGTGGCCGTGATGGCGTTCACCGAGCACCTGAAAGAATCCAACGCTGAAGCCAAACGCCTGGCCGCCAACGGCGAGCTGAAACAGTGGGGCAAAGACCTGGTCGACATGCTGGCGTTTGCGGCCGATTCGCTGTTGAGCCTGGTTGCTCTATTCAAACTGGCCGGGGCCAAGATCGCCAAAGATGCCGCGATGTTTGGCGCCACGTTTAACCCACAGCAGCAGGCGGCCATTCAGCAAGCCTACGAGGAGGACGTGGAGAAGATTCTGGCCAGCACGACAAAGTTCAGGCGCGCGGTAGAGGCGCGTGAGGCCGCACAAAAGGAACACGACGACAGGACTGCGGCCCAGGCCAAACTGGCAACGGCGCAGCGCGCCTATGTGATGGCGATGTACATTCGCGACCGCGAGGCCGGCAAGCTGAGCATGCAGCAGTACATCAAGGTAGTGCAGGCCTACAACCAGGCCATGTTTGGCGACAACCACCAGTACGCCAATTCTGGCGGCGCAGCGCCCAAGGCCGTCAAGGTGCCCGCCGACGCCTGGAACGCCGAAGGCATACGCGTGTATGCGTCGGTCATGGACCACCTGGCAAAAATTGAAGCAGATGCCACGGCCAAGGCTGAGGGGCTGAGCCGCGCGCAAGAGGCGCTGCGCGAGGTGCAGGCATCGCCACACTGGGCGCAGTACAGCCGCCAGCAGAAAGAGCAAATCATCTACGCCGCCGCGCTGGCCGAGGGCGAAGAGGCGCGCGCCAAGGCCAGCGCTAACGCCGCAAAAGCCATGGCCGAGGCTGAGGCGGAAGCCAAAAAATACGCCGACGACCAGACCAAACTGGTCAGCGCCGCGTGGGGCGACGTGGCGGCCGCGCAGGCCGCCTACGACGCGCACGGCAAGCTTCGCAGCGTGATTGAGGAAGAAGCACTGGCGCGCCTAGAAAACGCCCGCGCCATCATCGCCGGGACCGAGGACACCAGCACGCTGGATGCGCAGATCAATGCCAAGAAAAAGCTGATCGGCATACTGAAAAGCGGCGAAGCGCGCGACGCCGCCGAGGAATACGCCCGCACCTGGCGCACCACCGCCAAGGACATTCAGAACTCGTTAACCGATGCCTTCATGGGCGCGATTGACAGCGGCAAGAGCTTGTTTGTGAGCTTGCGCGACAGCGTGGTGGCCATGTTCAAAAACATGGTGCTGCGGCCCCAAATTAGCATGGCCATTGGGTCGATGCTGGGCTTGTCCGGTGGCGCTGCGAATGCTGCGGGTGGATCGAACAACCTTGCTGCAGCAGGTATGGGCTGGGGTCTTAATTCTGCATCTAACTGGACGAGCTGGGGAGGCTTCGGTTCAGGAATGGCGAGTTCCATTGGCGATGTTGGGGCATGGTTGACGTCCAATTTCTCATCAGGCGGGACGTTCGATCAACTTGGTCAGTGGTTGATGAACAATTCGACCTCACTTGGGAACGCTGCATCAACGTTTGGTCAAACGCTGGGTTATTTAGGCGCCGCCGTCAACCTGTTCAACGGGCAGGTGGGAGCTGCGCTTGGCACAGCGATTGGTACTTACTTTGGCGGGCCTCTTGGATCCGTCATAGGCTCCACCATAGGCGGCTGGCTGGACAAGGTGTTTGGCGGCGAGCAGCGCGCTGGCGGGCGCTACACCTACAGCTTCACCGGCAACGACAAGGGCACCACCTGGGACGGCAAGCCGTGGAATGCCAACGGCAACATCGGCGCGGTGTTTACCGGCGGCCCCAGCGGTGGTGACCCCATGTCGGCCTGGGTGACCAGCACCATCAACACCACGGCCAAGGGCATCAATGATTTCTTCAAGTCGGTCGGGTCGCAGATTCAACTGACCGGCTTTTGGGGCGGCTATGAGACCAGCGGCAACGGCCGCGGCGGCGTGCTGGGTGGCGGCACGCTCAGTAGCGGCGCAACCTTTGGCCAGACCGGCAAGGGCAGCAACTACGACGGCACCCTGTACGACCCCAGCCACAGCTTCAACCTGGACGGCAAGGACGCCGCCAAGGAGTTTGCGCTGGAGATGCAGCAAACCACCATTCGCGCCATGGAAGCCGCGGGCGACCTGCCCAAAACCATAGACAAGATGCTGCGCGACGCCAATGGCGTGTACGTCGATGCCGGCAAGATGACCGCCGAAGAGCTGACCGCGCTGCTGACCAACATCAACAACGTTGTGCAGACGGTGGATGCATTCAGGCTGGTGGTGTCGCAACTGCCGTTTGAGGCGCTCAAAAACGCATCCTTTGACGCCGCTGCGGGCCTGATTGCGGCATCGGGCGGACTACAGCAGCTCACTAGCAACCTGGCCACGTATTACGACAAGTTCTACAGCGCTGACGAAAAGCGCGCGCAGACCATCAAGAACGTCAACGCCACTGTGGCCGCTGCGGGCGTCACCGGCTTTGACGCGGGCAACATGACGCGCGAGCAGTACCGCGCGCAAGTGGACGAAGCGCTGAAGCACCTGGACACCGAAGCTGGCCAGAAGGCCGCCGCGGCGCTGCTGAGCGTGGCCGGGGCCATAGACCAGCTTTACCCGTCTGCCGAAGCGGCAGCGGCCAACCTGGCCAAGGTCAACACCAGCTGGCAAGACAAGATCGACCTGGCCAGCGGCAAGACCACGCAGCGGCAGTTGGACATGCAGCGCGATCTGGCTGGTGCCACCGATGAGACCACCAAGAATCTGATTCGTCAGTACTACGCTCAGCTGGACCTTAATGATGCATCGGCCAAAGCGGCGCAGCTAGCCGATACCAACAAGAGTTGGCAGGACAAATACAACCGAGCGCTGTGGGAATCGCAGGGACTTTCGGAGCTTGATATTCAGGAGCGCGAGGCACTCAATGGCGTGACCGAAACGTCCACGGCGGTGCTGATTCAGCAGTACTACGCGCAACAGCGGGCCAACCAGGAGGCGCAAAAGGCACTGGCACTGACCAAGCAGATTAGCGACGCGCTGGATACCGAGTCCAAGACACGCGCCGCGGCGCGCAAGACCATATCCGACGGCAACATAGCTCTGTGGGATCAGGCCAATGTGCTCAAAGACCTGGGCCTGTCGGCGTCCGGCTTTGCCGACATATTCCAGCAGGCCATGACCCGCAAGATGGCCGGTAGCGAGGTGGGCGCCAAGGTGTCGGACACCATCATAGACGGCATCTACAAGGCCATGAGCAAGGGCTTTGCCGACCAGATGGCGCAGATCGTGTCCGACATGATCATCAAGCCCATTGTGTCGGGCTTGGCCGTTGGGCAAACGATTTCGGAAATACTGGTGCAGATAAACATCCAAGCAATGGTGGACCGTATCAACGCCATAGCCTTGGCGTTTGACAAGATTTTCAAGGACCCGGCCTTTATCGCCGCCATCAACGGCCTGAAGAACAGCCTGTCCGGGCTGAACTTCTCTATGTTCGGCAGCGGCCTTAATGGAGCAGGAAGCGCGGGTGGTGCGGGCAGCGCCCGTGCGACGGAAGACCCCATTGCCAACGCCTTGAATAACCTTGATGCGGCCCGCAACCGCTCGGCGCAGGCGCTGCGCGCGGTGGGCGACGAGGTGCGCGCGCTGGGCGACAAGGCCACGCAGGCGCAAGAGGCGCTGGAGCAGTCGCGCCAGAACATCAGGAGCGCCTTCTTTGCTGCGCAGGACAAGGTGGCCGAAGCGCACAACCGCGTCAACGCGATACTGCGCGAGTCGGCCACGCGCATGCTGGACTTTTCCAAGTCGCTGACCGATTTTCTGCAGTCCATAGACCCCGCCCAAAGCGGCGCCATGAGCCTGCGCGCCCTCAAGGACCAGCTGTCGGTTACGGCAACACTGGCGCGTGGCGGCGATGAGGATGCGCAAAAGCGTCTGGTGTCGCAGGCCAACCAGGTGCTCAAGGCGGCCGAGGCGCAGTCGGCCACGGCGCAGGAATACGAGCGCTCGCGCGCTTTTGTGCGCCAGCTGGTGACCGACGTGCGCGACGCCGTGCAGGGCAAGGGCGCCAAGCAGTACGCAGACGCCGGGGGCGACGGCGCATCGCCGCTGGAGCAGGCCAAACTGGACCTGGCCGCTGCGGTGGTTGAAGTCGCCAACATGCACAAGCTGGCGCTGGATGTTGGCCTGTCGCAGCAGCAGTTGATGCGCGACAACGTGCGCGGCTCTGAGGAGGCCAACCGCCTGTGGCAGGAGTACCAGCGCGCGGCCAATGCCAACGCGGCGGCGCAGGCCAGCTATCAGGCCGCACTGGAGCTGACCAAAAACCTGCACCTGGTTGAAGCGGGCGCGATGGGAAACCTGATAGGCAAGTTGGGCGACCTGAGCGCTGCCAATGGCGCAGTGGCCACGGCTGGGGCTGATTACGCCAAAGCGGTGGCTGAAAACGGCGGGCAGTACGCCGATACTCTCAAAACGCTGGGGGTTTCGTCGGGTGAGTTGAAACAGATTTTCGAAAAGCTCAAGGACGCAGGCATCGTCACCACCATGGACGACCTGGCCAATCTGGTGAAGAACGGAACCACCGAGCAGGTGGCGAGCCTCAAAGAGTACGGAGGCGCGCTGCACCTGAGCGGCCTGAGCGTGAAGGACTTTGACGCGGTGGTGGCAGCCAGCAAGGGAACGGTCAAGGACTTTTACGAGCGGCTGCAGGCGGACTTCCCCATCATCGGGCAGTTTGCCGCCACCATGGGGGTGACCGGCACGTCCGCCACGGGCCTGAATGGCGTGCTGGACAACCTTAAGACCGCACTGGACGACGCTAAGAAACCTCTCACGAAGTTTGTTGATGCCTTAGATGCTGGCGCAGTCGTAAGCGCCGCTGCCCTGACGGCGTTCGCGGACGCACTGACCTCCGCCAGCTCAGAGCAAGGCGCGCTGGGCGCGCTGGCGTTTT